ATCCCTGTTTTTAATAAAATTGACTTGTCTCTATCTTTATGTGGTCTTTATGATACAAACGAAGATGTTAAAGGTATCGGCATTAACGGTCGTCTTATAAAAATATCTTTTTGACAAAATGAAAAAACAAACAAAAACATCTAAAAAAAAAAATAAAGGCGGAAGAATCCCTAAAGAAATCGACTGGGAAGCAGTTGATGAACTCCTGAAAATACAATGCACTGGTGAAGAAATAGCGGTTGTATTAAAAATCTCTTATGATACTTTAGAAAGAAGAGTCAAGCAAGTCCATAATATGAGTTATGCGGAGTATTCTGCAATAAAAAGAGCCGCTGGATACGCAAGTCTAAGACGTGCGCAATTTAAAATGGCGCAAACAATCCCTTCAATGGCAATTTGGCTCGGCAAACAATATCTCGGTCAATCTGATAAAATAGACCATTTAACAAATAACGAGCCTATTACAGATATTAAAGTTACAATAGTTGAAAAATCTGTAAAAAATTTAAACAAATAATTTTTAAATGCAATTAAATTTTGAATCTACAATACATTTCAAACAATTAGAAAAAAGCAAAAAAAAAATAAATGTTTTTCAAGGCGGAACTCGTTCAGGAAAAACTTATAATATTTTGCAGTGGATTATTAAACAAGCCTATATATCACAAAATAAAATATTCTCTATAACAAGACAAACTTTCCCTGCTTTAAGAAGCTCTGCTATGCGTGATTTCTTTAATATATTAAAATCAAAAAAAATCTATAATCCTAAAAAACATAACAAAACAAACAATGAGTATAAAATAGGAACTAATCTTATTGAATTTTTTTCTCTTGATGATGAACAAAAGGTTAGAGGAAGAGCCAGAGATTATTTGTTTATAAATGAGGCTAATGAATGCCCACAAGATATATGGAGACAATTATTATTTAGGACAAATATAAAAATTATATTAGATTATAATCCGTCTGCTTTATATCATTTTATCTATGATGATATAATCCCTCGTGATGATTGCGATTTTTATATCTCAACTTTTGAAGATAACCCTTTTATATCAAAAGAAAATTTAAAAGAAATTTTAAATCTAAAAAATACTAATGAAAATCTATGGAAAATTTATGGATTGGGACAAAAAGGTGTTTCTGAGGAGCTAATTTATTCTAACTGGAATATTATAGACGCAATGCCTATAGATAATGCCTTTGAAAAGGTTGTGTATGGTTTGGATTTTGGGTTTAATAATCCTGCGGCACTTATTAAAGTCGGAATAAAAGATAAATATAATGCGTATATAGAAGAAATTATATATGAAACTCATCTTTTAAATTCAGAACTTATTGACAAAATGAAAAAAGTGTGTGATAATAAAATATTGATTAAGGCTGATTCTGCTGAACCAGATAGAATAAAAGAAATTTATAAAGCGGGATTTAATATTATCCCTACTAAAAAATATAGCAATAGTGTTAAAGATGGTATAGACCAGGTAAAGCGTTTTAATTTATATATAACAAAAAATAGCTTGAACGTAATAAAAGAAATAAAAAGTTATAGCTGGAAAAAAGATACTAGAACAGGTGTTTTGTTAGATGAACCTGTTAAATTTCAAGATCATAGTATGGATAGTATTAGATATGCAATATATGAAGGCAAAAAAAGAGCGAATGTAGTATTAGGGTAAATGATAAAAAAAATAAACAATATATTATCTAAATTAGATTTTATAATTGCAATAGAATTGACAATAAAAGAAATTTTATTTTTTATGTGGATAGTTGCTTTAACAATTTTAATTTTAATTAAAATATAAAATGCAAATTAAAATATTAAAAAAAAATAATAATATAAGTGTTAAAGAAAATCCTTTTACATCTCCACTTTGGGATAGGTCAAATAGCTCAGTATCTACAAATTATTCAACAGATAAAGAAGAATTAAACGCTTATACTGGCAATTTAGAATGGGTTGCAATCTGTATAGATAAAATAACTTCTTTTATAGAGGGAGCGATTTGGTTTTGGGTTGATAAAAATGGTGAAAAAATAAATAATGATAGAGTCCCGCCGCAATTGCGTGAAGCCATAGATAATGGCTTTTATGACCAGGATTTTAATAGTCTTATTTCCACCGCTTTGGCTTATCAGCTTTTAACCGGGAACGGTTATTTATATAGAGCAAAAAAAACAGCCTATGGTTTAGCTTATAATGTGGTAGAAATTTTAGAGCCTATTCGTCCTGATTATATCAAACCAGCTATTTCAAGAGATAGTTTAGAGTTATACGGCTATATAGTGTCGCTTCCTAATGGAATACGATTAAAACTTGACCCAGAACAAATAATTCATTTCAAACAAAATTCTTATATTAACCCATTCATAGGCATAGGCAATATAACAAAAATGCGGTTGATTGCAGAAGGAGAAACAAAGGCTTTAGATTTTAATAATGAATTTTTGGATAATATGGCTGCTCCTTCTGTAGTAGTCACAAGTCAAGAAGATTTTGTGCAATTGCCAGATTATGAACGAAAAATAGAAATGTTACGGGCTAAATATGAAGGAAGGCATAATAGAGGACGATTGATGTATTTTGCAGGCGGCCCGGATTCTAAAATAGATGTTAAAACATTGCAATTGTCGCAAAAAGACATACAGTTTTTAGAACAAAAAATTCATAACAGACAAACAATAATCTCTATGTTTGGTTGTAATTCTTTTATTGTTGGGATACCCGAAGGTGCGAACAGGGCAATAGCACAAACTATGATGATACAATTTAAAGAAACAATAAATAATCATTTGGCAAAGATAGAAAAAATTATAAATAAACAACATGTATGGTTGATAGATAAAGATAAAAATATAAATTTTAAATTTAAAAAATATGCCACAGGAGATATTGCAGATATAATTAAGAAGATAAATAATGGAATTATTACACCTAATCAAGGAGCATTAGAACTAGGCGACCCAACAGATGACACAGATGAAGTTAGAAATATGTATTATTTGCCCTCTAATATTATGCCTATGAAATTTCTAAACATGGAAGAAGAAGTATCACAAGAAGAAGAGAAAGAAGATACAAATATAACTGATTTTAAATTATTAAAAGATTATACAGAGTATGATTTATCTAATCCTAAAAATGTAAACGCTATTGCTACAATGGAATTTAAAAGAATACCCCATAATAAAAGATTTCAAATAAAATATTTAAGACAAGCATTATTTACAAGAAATAAAATAGAGGATAAGTTTACTTATGATTTAATAAGATTTTTTAAACAACAAAGGAATAGAATATTAGATAAATTTAATAAAGAATTTAAAGAAAAAAAAGCATTGCCAAACAAATTAACTGAAAATATAGAACAATCAGTTAATTTAATTTTTGATTTAGGTTTTGAAAACAAAGAATTTGAAAAAGAAATAAAACGTTTGCATACAAGCGGTGTTCAACGTTCTATTTCTGATATAAATACAATCACAAAAGCTAATATATCTTTTCAGTTAAGCAATCCTTATGTGAAAAATGCTATAAATAGATTATCAAAACATGTTATTGATGGGAGAACAAAAGCGGGGAGGGTAGTAAGCATAAACAAAACAACATGGAAAGATATTTTTAATGTTGTTAAACACGGTGTAGATAATGATTTAGATTTGATAGATATTGGGGATAATATTGCGAAGAAATTAAAGAAATATGAAACGACAGATGTCGGGAGAATAAGTAGGGCTAGGCGTATTGCTAGGACAGAATCGCGCGCGGCATGGGACGCAGGGGCTGAGATTGCATATAATGAGTTAGGGGCTGAAACGGTTGATGTTATAGGCTGTATAGGACTAAGCAGACAAGTAGGTGGTAATGAGGCGTCTGGTGATTGTGGTGTGCAGAATGTTCCTATTGCTCAAATGTCAAGCCTTGAGTTTCATCCTAACCATATTGGAGTAATAGTGCCAGGTAAAGAATTATAATGAGCAAAGCAGAATTAAACAAACAAAAAAATATAATAAAATTATTAAAAAATTTTTATAAAATTGATTATGGGGAATTGACTTTTAAGTTTGTTGGTGATATAATATATATTAGAGTTACAAATGGACTTAAAATAGAATTGAAATAAATACATATACAAATGCTGACCAAAGCTGGAGGCTATTTTTTTTCAAAAATAGCCTCCTTTTTTTTGAGGTAAAAATGAATATAGAAAAAAAGACATTTGATATTGAAGATTTAAAAATTGAAATAAAAAAAGAAGATGGAAAAGAAAAAATATATATATCTGGATATGCAAATACAAAAAACAAACCGGACGCTTATGGTGACATACCCATAGGTGATAACGTATATGATTTAAAGAGATTTAAAGCTAATCCTGTTTTGTTAGTAGATCATAATAATAGTGCTGGAATGATTGCAGGTCGGTTTGTTATGACTAAAGAAGATGAAAAAGGTTTAGCGTTTAAAGCTCGATTGATGGATTTAGAAGATATTCATAATGATATTGTTAAACATGCAGTAAGTGCTTTTATTAAAGGCTTTGGAAGAGCATTAAGTATTGGTGGAAGATGGCTTTATGACAAGAAACATCCTAAACATCTAACAAAAGCGATAATCCATGAAATTAGCCTTGTTGGTGTTGGAGCAGATGGTAACGCTTTAACAGATGTTCCGCCGCCTAAAAAAATAAGTTATAAACAAGCGACGAAAGACAACATGTTGGACGAAGCTAAAAAAATAAACAAAAAATTATTAAAAAAAATTATTAAGGAGATTGACCATGAATAAGCTTAAAGATTTTATCAAAAAAATGTTGGAAGAAAAAAAATCAATAGATGAAATATCAGTAGCAATACAAGAAAATGAAGCGATGTATGCTGAATATAAAACTTTAGAAGCAACAGAAATATCAGATATGTTTAAAATCGCAAAAAAAGAGATAGAAGTAAAACTTGCATTAGAAGAAGAAGAAAGAATAAAAAAACAAAAAGAACTAGAAAAGAAAAATGAAAATGAAATTAAAATGAAAATTGAAAAAGAAATCCAAGAACAACTTAAAACAATAAATATTAGTGATTTAAACTTTGGTGGACGAAATGAAGTAAAACTTTTTGATTTTGCAACAGGCGAATTGAAAGAAATTAAAAAAGTTTCTCCTCAATATAAAGCATTTAATGATATGTTGCGCGCATATTACAATAAAGATTTAGCGTCTGCAAAAGCTATTTCTGATGAAATAGATAAAGATAATGCAGAGATAAGAGGATATAAAGTAACTCCTACTGTTACAGATATATCAGACGCAAGAGGTGGGTTTGCAATACCGACAGAGGTATCCTCTGAGATTTCTATGTTAACTTATATGAACTCTGTTATGCTACAGAAAGCAAAAACAGACGTTATAACTTATAATAGCAAAGTATATCCTACAATAGGTGATTTAACTTTTGTTTATATAGATGATGAAGGAACTGCATTGTCAGAAACAAATCCTACATTTTCTGGTCCAAGCGTGGACATGAAAAGATTCGGTGGTTATTCAACTGTATCAAATGAAATGCTAAGACAAAAAGGCGCAGATATAACACAAATGTTTATGATTGGATATGGTTCATCTGAGGCAAGATTTTTAGATTTACATTTGACAGTTGGAAATGTAACAACAAATAGCGATAAATTAGATGGGTTGGTTTTCCAGTCTAATACAACTCTTGATACTCCTGTAGCATTGACTTCATTGTCTATAGCACATCTAGGCGATATGTTAGAAAATATAGATGATGAAGCGTCAGATTTAATATTTATAGGAAATAGAAAAGTTAAACATACTATAGGAGAGTTTGAAACTACTGGCGGAGCTTTATTGTTTCCTTCATTTTTAAACGGCGGACAGCTTGCTCCTTATGGAATTCCATTCTTGGAAAATACAAAAATACCTTCTACTCTAGATGTTGGCGGAGACGCAAGAACAACTGGAACAGATGA